TGGTGACTTGGCGCACATGCTGGGGCAGCTTGTTGATTGTCAAACACGGGCGGGCGTTGATCGTTTGACCTTGCACAGCGCCACGGGTGGCCAGCACATCAGCGGGCCACTGCCAGTGGTTGTCGGGCGAGCCGGCGTAAAAGCGCAAATCGTCAATCTCATCTTCGCGGCTTTCGGCAAGCGCAGACACCGCCATATCCAGCCGGGCACGGGCTGTGGCCAAGATGTCAGACGCGCTTTTCTTAGGTTTACCGCCTTCGGCCACTGCGCCAGCAGCCGCAATGCCTGTGAAGTCTGCCATTATTTGATCTTGTTAAGGACTTTGTCCACCGTTGCCTTAACATTGTTGCCAGATGGAATCGTGGCATTGCAGTTGGCAGTGGGTGAACGGGTCTCTTTATTGCGGTCAGGCATACCGCCGCCAGACATTTTGGGCTCGCGGCTGTTGAGTTTGGCAATTGGAGCAAGAGTTTTCATTTCTTTCCTTTTGGGGCTGCACGTTTGACGGCATACGCGATTGCCACGGCTTGCTTGACGGGCTTGCCCGCCTTCACTTCAGCCTTGACGTTCTTGCGGAATGCTTCGGGAGACTTTGATTTAACAAGCGGCATGTTACTTCTTCTTTGCGGTTTTGGCCGATTCTTTGAAAGCCTTGGCAGTAGGCGCGCCGGGCGAACCGGGCTTTCTCATCTTTTCTTTACTGCCAGCAGCGATACGTGCCTGCTTGGCGTGAATGTTTGCGTAAAGTCCAGGTTTGGTAGCCATGTCAACACTTCCATCTTTTAAGAGCTGCTTTAGCGCGTTCGCCGTCTTTGGCGTTGGCCGCTACAGCGCCCATCCTTGCACAAAATGAATCTTTGCGGCCTTGGTCTGCCTTGGTCTTAGGGTTGGGTGCTGGCGCCTTGAGGTTAGAACCTGTAGCGGCGTTGTACTTAGCGCGGCCTTTCTCAGTCAGACCCGCGCCCTTGGACACCGGCAACTTTTCGCCGCGCCCTACGCTGAGGGATACGCTCTTCTTCTTCATGCGCCCATCCATCCAGTTGACACTGCGCTACCGTAGCTTCTAGCGGTGCGCTTGGGTTCGGCATACTCACGATGTGCCACTGAAAAGGCAAATGTGACGCATATAGCGTCAGCAGCGTCGGGTGAGGCAAGACCGCGAGCTTTCATTTCTTTTTTGCTTTCCAAAAAGATTGTTCCCCGTGAATCAGGCTTCATCATAGGCGAAATTAAGTCCGTCTTCAAGAACCTGTCGCTAGGGATACTAGCAGATTTCAGCCATTCTCGCATATCTCCCCACATCTGCGCGCGCATATTACCGTACATGATCGGGTTTTTGGCTTTATTTCCAAAGTTTATGCCCTTGACCTTGTACCGTTGTTCTTTTAATCGATCAACAATGCCCGCGCCCAACCCGCCTTCGTCGATCACAACCAGCGCAGGCTTAAACTCTTCAATCGCCTCGATCACATACCCTACCACCGTCATGGTGTCGTCGCCCCTGTGGCGCATTATCTTCACAATATCGCGCCCTTGCCTGACCGCAATCACCGTTGCGTCCGCTCCAAACCGCGCCGGGTCTACGCCGATCACGATTGGGGCGCTGGCGTCTTTATATTTGGGCCGGGCCATGGCGTCGTCCACAATGTCGGCGCCGATGAACTGGTCATCCCCCGCACTTGGGAACATGCCGTAGACCTCGACGTGCGCTTGTGATGAGTCGGGCCCATATTCGTCAATGATTCGGTTGTAGACCGCCTTGTCGGTGCCCTCGACCGTCCTGGCGTCCACGATTCGTGTGCGCCAGAACGCTCTTTTTGAATTAAACGCTTCGTAGAAGTACCCCGTGTTGCGTCGCGGGTTGCTGAAAGCCAACCAAAAGCGGTTTGGCGTGTTTTCTGTAAAGAAACCGCCGGTCACCGCCCAGATCGAATCGTCAATACCAGACGCTTCGTCAAAAACCACCAGCACACCATCAAAGTTGTGGACACCAGCGTAGGCGTCGGGGTTCTCGGCCGACCAGAGTCTGCCTTCCACGCCCCAGTAGCGCGTGCCCTTCTTCAAATCCCGCTCAACGAGTTCAGTTAGCCACTTGGCCGGCATGACGCGGGTGGCTGACACCTCAAACCAGTGTGAGTTGATGGCCATCGCCAGCCATTTAGTGATCTCGGCCCAGGTGATTGACCGTAGCTGTGACTCGGAGTTGGCCGATATGATGGTCGTCGAGCCGATGCGCGTGGCCAACATCCAGATCGTGATCCAACTCACCAACGCCGACTTGCCAATACCCCGGCCAGATGAGATGGCCTCTTGCAAGACATCAAAGTCAGTTTTTCCGCTATTGAGTTTGATATGCTCGGCGATGTCTAGCAGCACCTCGCGCTGCCATTTGCGGGGTCCGCTGAAGTGTTCCAGCGGCGTGCCCTTGACGCCCCAGGGGAAAGCAAACATCACAAACGCCAGCGGGTTGTCCTTGATTGCCGGGCTCCACAGCCGGGCCATCAGCTCTTGTTCGTCTTCAGCGCTGTATTTGGTGCTCTGCATGTGTTAGCTTATTTAGTGAGGGCTCATGGGCGATGACGTCAATAACGCGGGACTCAGCGTCGCGCAGCGCCTGGGTGACTGAGATGCGCTGGTCAACATCAATAGTGATAGATTGTTTGGCCACCCAACCGTGGACGTTCTGGAGTATGGCCAACGCCGCTTTGGAGTCGCCCTCCCGTGCTGCCTTGTGCAAGCACTGAGACATTTCCATCTCAGCGTCTGCCTTGCCTTTTTGCGCGGCCATCTCCGCGATGGGGTCAAGCTGCACCAGTTGCCGGTACTCGGCGGGCAACATGCCAGAGGCCAGCGCCAACGAGTCGCCTTTCAGCCCCAACTTGGCGGCTTCGTAGATGCGGTGCAAACGCGCCTCAGTCGCTTCGACCTTGCGCGGTGCAAAAGGTAGGCTTTCAAACATCGGCGCTCCATGCGTGTAGGTGTTGGTAAGGGCGGTTTCACCACAGTTCTAGCCGCCAGCTTCGCCATGTCGTGCAGTGGGCACACATGATCTACTCTGTTTCAATGCTACACAAACCAACACGGCTGGGGGCTGCGGAGGAATTACCAGCGGCAGCGCAAACACTCAATAGAGTGCGGCAACTGCATGAACCATTCAGTCCCCATGCGTGTAGGTTGTTGGTTGGCGTATCCATTAACCGTAGCGTCAAACCGCAGTTTCTGTAATGGGTAAGGCCAACCAACAGCGCCAGTATACATAAAAAAATTTGTGGGTCGTGTGGGCAATGTGGACTATAAAAAATTTTGTTTGTGGCCCCTCCGCTGCCGTGACTTTCGGCCGCCGGCCCTACCCGGGGGCCCTCAAGCAAACAGCAAACGGCCACCGGGCACGCAGCCAGCAACCTTACAGAACCTTACAATGTACTACTTTAGTGGGGGGTCATGTGGGCAGTGTCCACACAACCCGCACGCTCGCTAGCCTTGGGGTTTTTTGCATGATGTAATACTTTCGTGGGGGGCATGTGGGCGTTGTACCCACGCGTTTTTAATCGCTCGCCAAACCGTGGGGTGTGAGCTTTGGTGAGCAAGCATGGCCCCACAACCTAATAGTTAACTATATAGTATTACATATAATTTATCATACCTTACCTTATATTTTCTTGTCCACATTGTCCACAATGTAAGGTTTTCACTCTTACCTTAGGTCGATTTGCGCTTGCCCACACGCGCTCACAATCCGCCCACGTTTGCGCCCACATTATTTTTATGGCACTAGAGTTTGCCCTAGTATACAAACGCTAGACAATGCCTTACGCTACGAGGGCGCGAAAGCGCAGCAAAACTCTATTCCACTAAACGAAAGGTCAACACCATGTCTACTTTGCCCACAAAACCCAAAAAACTTAGCCCCGCCCAGCTCGCCAAGTGGCTGCGCACGCTGCCCGAAACCATGAATCTTTGGGAGCTGTGCGATAACGGTTACACCGTTCAGCAAGCTAATTTTGCGCTGGCCCATTACGCTGCCACAAAACGAGCTGCGATTAAATTAAACGAAGATTTGCGCTCCGTTGACCCCGTGTTAACCGCCAGCGCTGAATCTGACGCTGGCGAAAATATGCGCGCTGAGCTGCGCGATCCAAGCACTCTCGGCCATTGGGATCATTATTTCCATCATCTTACCGGCGCGGCTGGATGCCATTGGGAAATGGCAGGGCGCGACCTTAACGCTGAAATCGGCCGCGTTGTTTATTAAATTTAGAATCCCGAGCTCGGCCACCGGCCGCGCTCAATCAACTCAAATAATCGAAAGGTTCACCATGCAAGTACATCTCACCCCCAAAAGTGCCAACGCTAAAACCGGGCCGATCCCGGTTTCAACCACTGAGCGCGCCAGCTGCCCGCTAGATTGCGCGATGCGCGCCGAATGCTACGCGGCCAGTGGCCCGCTGGCCTTGCACTGGGCAGCTGTCAGCGCGGGCACACGCGGCACGTCATGGGGTCAATTTTGCGAGACCATCAGCGCGCTGCCTGATGGCCAGCTGTGGCGCCACAATCAGGCGGGCGATTTGCCCACGGCCAGCGGTTCGGTTGACGCTGTCAAATTAGGCCAATTGGTGGCCGCAAACGCTGGCAAACGCGGGTTCACGTATTCGCACCACCGCGACGCGGCCAGCATCGCATGGATACGCCACGCGAACCAATGGGGTTTTACTGTCAACCTAAGCGCCAACGATCTTGCTGACGCTGACGCGCTGGCCGATCACCAGGCGGGCCCGGTGGTGGTGGTGTTGCCATCAACCACCACGGCCAACACCACCACGCCAGCTGGCCGCCCGGTGGTTATCTGCCCCGCCACACAGCGCGATGACGTCAGCTGTGCCAGCTGCCAGCTGTGCCAGCGCCAGCGCGCGGCCATTGTGGGTTTCCCCGCCCATGGCTCACGCCACCGGGTGATCAATTTGCGCTTGGCCAATGCTTGACCTTATGCGGACCCTTTGGGGTCCGTATCGGGGCACGCATTGTGCCGATCAACTAAACGAAGGGTTAACTATGATTAAGACTATGAAGGCAAAATTTAAGGGCCGCGACGCGCGCACCGGCGCGCCGATATATCCGGGCGATGAGATCCAATATTGCACCACCACCCGGCGCGCGTGGATCACCGGCGAACCGGGCGAGATAACGTTTATCGGCGAAAGTGGCCCGACCACGTTCTATCGAAACCCACGCGGGCGCTGCATCGATGCCCCATGTTGCGGATGCTGCACCATATGACCTACTACACCACCAAGGGAGCCGCGCAGGCTCTCGCTGATGCCTTGGCCATCGATGATGCCGATGCCTGGGTGTACGAAGTCCACGCGAGCCCGCGCGGGTTTTATGTGGCCGTTTTTGATTTTGATCACTTTTTTTTGGGGAACTTATGAAAGACATTTTCGCAGCCTTGATCATCGCGGCCGCGCTCACAGTGTGCGCGCTGGCTTATTTTGACGTTTTAATTAAATGAAGGAAAACACCATGCAAACGATCATATTAGGGAAAACCCTATACATCACGCACCGCGCGGACATTTTCGCGCACCATGCAAAGTGCACCGGTAAGCATAAGCCGGTCAAGTCTAAGGGGGCCGAAAAGCGTTTTTACCCGCCCCATGGGGCCAGTATGAGCACGGCCGAATACGTGGCCGCGTATGAGACCCTGAACAAGGGGCTAACCGCCTGGGAGTGGCAGCCCTTGAGCGCCACGTTAACCGTGGCCACCGGCGAAGATAGCGCATGGGAGGTCGATGATGTTGCATCCGATCTTTAAACAAGCGCTGGCGCCGTGGGCGCCGCCGGCCGGGCCGGTTACGCTGGCCAGCGGCCGGGTGGTGGTGCACACGCGCGAGCCCAATGGGGCGCAACGCGCCACGCCCACGCCGGGCGCCTACGCCATGACGCCGGCCGAATGGGCCGAATACAAAGGGGCGCGCCATGACCCTAATTAATTTCTGCGAGACGCCGCGCACCATGGTGGAGATCGAAGCGGAGGGGTTCACGCGCCACCAGGTTTACGGCGCCGTCAAGCGGGGCGAGCTGGTGAACCAAAACCGAAAGGACGCCTGGGGGCGTATCAAGCGGGGCGCGGGCCTTTTTACTGT